GTTTACACATAGAGGCTCCGCGCCATTTGCACTATAGGCAAAGTAGACCGTGGGAACAACGGGGCCATATTGCCAGTGCCGAATCGCCTCATTAAATGCGGGATCGTTCAAGGCACGCAAGGAATAACCCTGCAGATAATAGAGAGTTTTCTGCAACTTTAAGTTGGTGATGGGCACCTCCGAACTGGTGGCCCGACGGATGGTATACTCGGCAAGCTGCAATGCTGTCATACTCATACCAATCATCCTTTCTGTATTATATTATAACAGAATCAAAGTGAATTGTATACGGATTTAGACAAAATGGGACAAAATTGGACATGATTATACAAAATGGATAAATTATATCAATCCAAAATACTTGGCTACACACCGTATAAACTCCCCGTGCCACAGGGTGACGGTCCGCTTGCAGCGGTGCAGCTTCATTGCTGCCCCTTCCAGTGTATGCGTTTTGTCCCAGAAAACGCACCGGATCACCTGAATGCGCTCTTGGCCGGTGTCCAGGGTAAGGGTTTCAGCAATGGCCTGGCGCACGGCTTCCATTTCCCGGCGGTTGATCTCCGGCAGTTCCCGCAGGGCGGCATCGGCCACGGGGTCGGTGGGGGTACCGGAGCCGCGGGGCATACCACTCAGATCGGGGCTGATACAGGTTTCGTGCAGGGCTTTTTCCTGTTCGCAAAGAGAGGGATAGCGGCGGATGATATCTTTTACATATCCCCACCAGCCATAATGCGGCCTGCTCATCGGCCTCACCCCTTCCGCGGCTCGTGCAGGGCTACATAGCAGCCATAGGTCTTGCCTTCGGCGCGGGCGGCACGCTCCACGCGGGCGATCTCGCTCATGGCACGTTTGCTGCGCTGCTTGGCCCGGCTGATAATGGCATCGTCGCTGCGCACCAGCGGGGCACAGGCTTTGCAGTAGCGCTGGCTGCAATAGGCATGCAGCATCATTTTGCCGCAGCGGGCGCAGGGCCTATCGGAATATTTTGGCATCAATCCTCACCTCCATGCGTGTGATCCATGTAGATCTTCGGTTCGTCGTCCTCGTCCAGGTGGGCGGTGGCCTTTCCGGCGCAGAGCCCGGCGGTGTAGGCGGCGGCCAGCAGCGCGGCCAGAACAGCGCTGCCGATAATCGAAAGCAGAATATCCATCAGTCACCCCACCTTTCGCCGCGGCTGCAAAAATCATCCGGCGTGTTGCGGCCATACAATGGGCACTGGACGGTGGCCCAGTAGCGGCAGCGCCCGCACCGCGGCAGACCCAGCAGCCGCAGGTGCATGGCGCGGGTGATGCGCAGCCCGCACCACAACAGCCCACAGATCAGCATGCCGCCCGCAAAGAGCACGCAGGGGGCCGCAAGAAACACAAGGGCCAGGCATTTGAGGATGTAAAGACAGTTGGAATCAAAGACAGGCATCCGCCTCACCTCCCAACAGCCGCAATGCTTTGCGGATGACGGCACATCCATGCCCATACACAAAACAATTATGTTCCAGCCCGCAGCCCAAACAGGCTTCGGGGCGGCGCTCAATGGCAAGGCGGTGCAGCTGGCGCAGCTCTTCCGGCGTCATCCGTTCGGCAGGGATGCACCGGCTGTTTTCGGTATCGAACCGCATTCCGCTTGAAACAGGCATCATAATTCCACCACCTTGATGAAAATGCCGGGGGTATCGGCCCAGAACTTTTCAATCACCTCACTGCACACGAATGCGTCATCGCGCCAGAAGTGCAGGCGGGTCATTTCGTCTTTCAGGGCTTTTTCCAGGTTGTCGGTATCGGGCTTGGTGGTGCGCCACTCGCCGTCATTGTGGCGGCCGTCGGTGGGGAACAGCCATTTGACCAACAGCCGCACCGGGCCGCTGCAGGGGGTAGGCGGTGCATAAGGGGCCAGGTAGGCGTGCAGCTTGGCACGGGTGGCTTTCAGCTCCGGGCTGTCGTGCAGCACGGCGCAGGGCTTGCCGCCGCGCATAAAGGCATGGAGCTGCTTGGCATTGTGGGTTGTGGTGGGCGGCTGCATGGGAATAAAAAATTGCATGTATTTTCACCTCATTCTTTTTTTGTGGCCAACGTGTTGGGGTGGGTTCCCGGAGGGATGGGGGCTGTGTACGCCCCATCCTCTGGGATACCCCAACACACGGACGGATTTTTACTATATATATAAGGCTATTTTCCGTCCGTATTTGGTACGGATAGCGGCTATTTTCCGAAATACGGAAGTTCGGACGGATTTGTGATAGCGGCTATTCTCCGTGAAATATAAGAAATGTTATCCGTTGCTTCCGGGCTCTTTCAGCCCCACGCTGGTGCCATCAATCCAAAATCCTCCGTCGGATTTCAGGCGTCGGCGCACGGTATCGGGCTTCAGGTTCAGGTATTCAGCCATGCTGTAAATGGTCACTTTACCATCCATGGTGCAGGCTTCAAAGGCGGTGCGCAGTTCGGCACGCTTGCTTTTGGCGGCAGTATCTTTGTCTCCCCAGCGCTTTGCGGCACCGCGGGAGCCAAGCTGCTTGTAATCGCTTTCTGGCTGCAGGTCCTCCAGCAGGCCGCTGTCCAGCTTGTGTACGGGATAGTCGAACCAGAGGTTGACCGGGTCAAAGCGGGCAAACTCGCGCAGAGTGCCCTCAATGCGCCAGGCGGTCATGGCATCGGCGCGCTTGATGGCAGCCGCGGTGTCTGCATCCAGGCGGTGCAGATCAGGCAGCGGCAGGTGTTCCTTGGCAATGGCCAGCATCCGGCTGCGGCTCAGGGCATCGTCCGGGCCGTAAGCATCGGCATGGCCGCGGGCATCCAGCAGGGCTTTGGCTGCGGCACAGGCCGCTTTGTTGTGCAGCTGCTCCCGGATGGCATCGGTGGGGACCAGCTCGGTCATATCCAGCATGGCATCCGGGTCACGGGCAAACACACCGGAGCCGGAAGCACGGTCCATGCTGCGCTTGCCGCCCTGCGCACCCTTGCTGTGGTGGTGGCAGTAGATGACGGCACAGTCCAGTTCCCGGCAGACCAGGTCAAACTGGTTGCAGAACTTGGCCATCTGGTCAGCGCTGTTTTCATCGCCGGTGATGACTTTATAGATCGGGTCCAGCACAACGGCCAGGTAGCCTTTCTTGGCAGCCCGGCGGATCAGGCGGGGAGCCAGCTTATCCATGGGGACGGAGGCACCGCGCAGGTTCCAGATGTCGATGTTGGCAAGGTTCCGGGGCGGCAGGTGCAGGGCTTCGTATACATCTTTGAAGCGGTGCAGGCAGCTGGCGCGGTCCAGTTCCAGATTGATATAAAGCACCTTGCCCTGCGCACAGGCAAAGCGGCCAAGCCAGGGGGCACCCTCGGCAAGGCAGATGCACAGTTCGATCAGGGCAAAGCTTTTGCCCGCTTTGCTGGGCCCGGCCAGAAGCATTTTGTGGCCCTGGCGCAGCACTCCTTCAATCAGGGCATCTGCCAGCGGCGGCAGGCTGGCCCAGTCATCGGCAAGGTTTTCGGTATCGGGCAGGTCGTCCGTGCAGGCTTCAAACCAGTCTTTCCATTCCTCCCAGCAGGATTTGCCAGTGTTGGTTTCCAGCAGGTACTGCTTTTTGCCGCCGCGCAGGATGCCCGGCATGCGGGATAGGCGGGCAGGGTTGCGGTTGGCTTCGTCCAGCATCAGGCCGTTTTTCTTGCAGGCAGCGTACAGGTAGTCAACCCGGCGGCGGTACTCGGTATAATCCGGCGCGCCGACCCGCACAATGGCGTGCAGGCTTTTGCTGCCGCTGTACACCAGGGCCGCGCAGGGCAGTTCCAGCTGGCGGATAATGGCCTGCTGCTTTTCCAGCTCCATGTTGTCGCATTCCACCAGGGCATAGCGGTAGTCGGTCACATTGTTGTTGCTGCGGCCGCCCTCCACGGGGTTGAAGCAGATCCAGGCACCGGCGGCGGGGTTGTAATCGCCCACCACGGCGCCGATGTCCCCGCCGCAGCGGGCAAGCTCGTCCATCAGCTGACCGGCGGTGCGGTCCCAGCAGCCTTTTGTGGGGGCATAGCGGTCATCCCGCAGGTAGCTTTCGGTCACATAGGCCACATGGTCCTCCGGCTCAAACAGGGCTTGCAGGTAGCGGCGCAGCTGGTCGGCGGGGTCCCATTGTTCGGGGATGTTCAGCTCCTGCACATCCAGCCAGCGGGTATCCACCACAACGCCGTCCGGCCGGGTGCCGGGGGCGCAGATCGCGTCGTTCCAGTCCAGCTCATGCCCGGCAGGGCCCGGCCAGCCGTGATTGCGTGCCAGGGCGAAAATGCTGTTCTCGGTGATCGGTTTGGGATTGCCGCGGAAACTTTCCCACTTGCGGGCACATTCGCCCTTGTGGTACCGGCTGCCATCGCGGGAACTCCATTGCTCCCATGCGGTAACAGGGAACCCGGCTTCTTTCAGCCCCATACCCACCGTGACCCATTCCTCATAGGTCAAGTTTGCCGGGGAGATAAAGTCCAAGGCTTCCTTGAGATCATTTGCATTGTCCATTCCGTTTACCATCCGAAGTCAAAGATTGGGGTTGTTTCCGCAGAGGGCATATAGGTCTTTGGGTCCACGCCCTTGGGGGTGCCGCGCCAGCCGCAGGCGGCGATACGGTCGATCATGTGCTTGGCGGCGTTGAAGCTCCAGGTGCCCACATGCTGGAAGCCGTATTTTTCCAGGCAGCGGATCTGCTTGGGGGTGGTTAAGCCCTCATCCCGGCGCTTGCTCAGCCGGTCCAGCAGCAGGGATGCTTTGCCGGCGGATTCCACCGCGTCAGGGCAGATGCCCTGCTTTTCCAGCGCGGCGGTTTGCTCGGCGCTGGGGGGACCGGCTTCCCACCCAAAGGCGGGCACATAACCGGCCAGATCCTCGGCCTGGATGCTCATTTCGTATTGCAGCGGGTCAACCAGGCGGGCGCGCTTGCGGCGCTGTTCTTCCAGCTGCTTGGCAAGGGCTTCCTCCCGCTGGGCCACCACATCTTCGGCGGCCTGCCGGGCGGCTTCCTCCACGTCCTCCGGGCAGGCGGCGGCAGCCAGGTTATCGGTCATCTGCTGGGCAACGGCGTGGTCCTCGCACACAAGGTCGGCCGGGCGGCAGAGCTCGTGGCGGTCGGTCAGCCAGAGAAAATCCAGGAGCAGCAGGTCCTTTTTGCCTTCGTGCAGGCGAGTGCCGCGGCCCACCATCTGGCTGTACAGGCTGCGCACCTTGGTGGGGCGCAGCACCACAACGCAGTCCACACTGGGGCAGTCCCAGCCTTCGGTCAGCAGCATGCTGTTGCACAGCACGTTGTAGCTTCCGGCGTCAAAATCTGCCAGGACCTGGGCGCGGTCGGTGCTCTGGCCGTTGACCTCGGCAGCATGGAATCCGTGGCGGTTCAGGGTATCCCGGAATTTCTGGCTGGTTTTGATCAGCGGCAGAAAGACAACGGTTTTGCGCCCCTTGCAGTAGTGCGCCATCTCGGCGGCGATCTGGTCCAGATAAGGGTCCAGGGCACTGCCCAGCTCGCCCACGGCATAGTCCCCGCCGGACATGCCAACGGTGGAGATGTCCAGCTTGAGGGGGATGGTCTGCGCCATAATGCGGCACAGAAAGCCGTCCCGGATGGCATCGGTGAGTTTGTACTCATAGGCCAGGCTGTCGAACACCTCGCCCAGATTGCGCAGGTCGCCGCGGTCCGGCGTGGCCGTTACGCCCAGGACCTTGGCCGCGGGGAACCAGTCCAGAATGCGGCGGTAGCCGTCGGTCACGGCATGGTGGGCTTCGTCAATGATGATGGTGCTGAAATAATTGTGGGGGAACTTTTCCAGCCGCTGGGGGCGCTGCAGGCTTTGCACGCTGCCAACGGCAACGCGGTACCAGCTGGCCAGGCAGGATTGTTCGGCTTTTTCCACCGCGCAGCCCAGGCCGGTTGATTTTTGCAGCTTGTCGGCGGCTTGTTCCAGCAGTTCGCCGCGGTGGGCCAGGATCAGCACCCGGTCCCCGGCGCGCACCTGGTCTTCGGCCACGGCAGCAAACACAATGGTTTTGCCGGTGCCGGTGGGCAGCACCAGCAGCGTGCGCAGCCGCCCCTGTTCCCACTCTGTATGGATCTGTTCTTTCGCCCGCTGCTGATAGGGGCGGAGGGGGAGAGAGTTTGTGTTGGGCATAAGTATCCTTTCCGTGTTAGTTAGGAGTTATTGGAGTGCGCGTTCACGCACGGGTTGAAAATTGGGCCGCAATCCCGTAGGGGCGCACAGTGTGCGCCCGTCGCCTTGCGGTAAATCCTGTTGTGGCATATACGGCGGTTTTTTCGGAACGGTCACTGCGCCCGCAGGCGCGTTTCGGAGGCCAACCGGGGCAACGCCCCGGCTCTTAGGCCGGAGATAGACCGTTCCCTACAATGCCGGACCTTAGGACCGTTTTAACTCCCAACTCCTAACTTAAAAAGCTCCCTGCTTCCACCCGGTGCTGGGGGCGGCGGTGGGTTCGGGGCGGGGCAGAAACTTTTCAATCTCGTTGGCCTGCCCGGTCTCACCGGCGTGGGGGCCGCTCTGCTTGGTGTATTCCCGCACGCCCAGGCGGCACATGCCCTGCGCACCGACAATTTCGTTCCAGCGGGGACGGAACGTCTCGCCGCGCTTGCACTGGCCGATGCTCTCAAAAAAGGCGCCCAGCAGGCCCTGGGTCTTGGTATGCAGGTACAGGCGGTGGGTGACGGTGGTTTCGCCTTTGTCGCCGCCATGGATGGTAATGGTCAGCTTGGCCATGCTGCAGGGCGGCAGCTTGGCGCTGCCCTCATAGCGGGCACGCTCAAAGCTCTGCACGGTAAACAGGTAATCGCCCGCAGGCAGCAGCACAAATTCCCGCTGTTCGTTGGTAACCTCGCTGTCCCAGTCCAGGGCAGCATCCGGCATGTTGTTCATATATTCAGCCATAGGTAAATCTCCTTTGTATTAAAATTTGTTAAAACGGTACATCGCGGTTGGTGCAGATCATCTCCAGCACCTGGGGCCAGGCGGCCACCAGGCAGCCGCTGACGAAATCAGCCGGGTAATCCTTGACCGGCATATCGGCGGGGAAGTACCCGCGCTGGCCGACCACGGTCTGCAGTTCCTCCGGGGTCACATTATTGGCGGCCATCAGCTGGGCAAGGGCGGTCGGCACGCCCTGCGCCTGCAGATCACTGGCGGAGATCCCGGCAGGCACGGCAGGCGGTGCAGCAGGTGCAGCGGGAACCGGCACCGGTGCAGGCTTGGGGGC